AATGCTCTGTGAAAGAAAAACTTAGAAGGTGTTACTAAATCATCTGGTGCATCTGTGTTCAGAGTTCCTAATTCCACAAGAACATCATTGTCACCATAAGCCGAACCAGTGTCTGTTGATGCCAAAGTTCCCGCAAAAGATTGAAACTTGTGAGTTCCAAGTGCAACCAGTTGTCCAGTTGAGTTAATGGAAACACCTGTTTCCGTAATCGCACCAGTAGTAGCGGCTTTGTTAATTACTTTAAAACCAGTCTCTGATCTTACCGCACCACTAAAAGTTGTATTAGCCATAATAATTCTCCGTAGCTAAATCATACCATCGCTTCTACGATTGTCTGCTAGGGCAGTTGGCATGATTGATTAATCCTAGAAAATAAAAGGGGGGAATTAATCCCCCCTAGTTCGTACTCTCTACGCTCCCGGTGAGCCAAAAATAGCTCTCCAGTCAGACCATCCGAAAGAATATCTTTCAGAAGCCTTGAAACGCATGTTTCCTGTTTCAAAATCCGGTTCCATAGAAGTTTTTAAAGGTCTTCTTTGAAACATTTTTAAACCAGAATTGGTCATGTCTGTGAGAATGAACCAAGCATCAGTATCTGTTAGATAGTGATTTACTGAATATCCTTGTGGAAGGATGTTCATTGATCTTGATGCGTTGATGTCATTGTCAGCAGTACCAACCCTAAGTTCTGATTTTAGGATTCGCTGTGCTGCGAAAGCAGTATTCCTAGGAATAACTAACTTTCTTGCGTTAACTGCAACTGGGACGTTTCTGTCATCCACAAAACCACCGATTGAAACAATCGCTGCTTCTAGTGAAGATTCAGAAAAGTCTGCTGCTGTTGAAGGCTCATTAGCTTGATCACCAGCTTCAATTGTTGGATGATCAGTGGTAAGCAATGCTTTCGCATCACCACCAGGGTAACTAGAGCTAAAAGCATTGTTAAGAACATTAGCTGCCTTAACTTGCTTTGTATAAGCCATTGAACGTGCTAGAGCTGCCGTGTACCGTTTTGATAATGTGTCATAAAGATTATCTTCCACAGCTTCCTCAGTAACTGAGAATGCTAGGGCGATAGTTTCATGCACATATCTTGCAGTCCACTGCTCTGCAGCAGTATCGTATTCGATAGAAGCACCCTCTGATTTAGTTGGTGCTGCTCCAAAGCCAGTAAGTAGAGTTTCCTCTTCAAAGGCTCTGTCTGAGCTTTCTTCCGAAAATATTTCAGCGTGTTCACGTTCCCATCTTTTGTACTCCAAACCGAATAAGGCGTGGAGACCTGGTTCCAACTCTTTAACAAGTTGGCTTCTTGATATAGCCATTTATTTCTCCTATTCCTTATACGCCTGCTGTACCTTGGTCATGTCCGATCAGTTCATGTTCCCATATAACTGTTTCTAACACGACATTAGTACCGTAAGCATTTTTTGGTTCGTTATACAATCCGAGAACTCGCAAACCTGCTGTACCCGTTCCTGTAGTGCCATTAATCTCATGGGCAGATTGACCTGTTGAGGTGCTACCTGCACCTGCAACGTGGTTTCCTAAATTGCCGAGATCGGCAAAGACGGTACTACCTGCTGATTGAATAGCAAATACAATATTAGGGTCATCATACACATAAGCGGTGACATCGCCATCGTTTAGTGTTGCTGTTGAAGCGGGCCAGTATCTCTTGAAGATTATTTCGCCATTAGAGGCGGTGTACTTACAACCTGCGAATACTCCTAACATTCTCTCTCCTGCTGCTGCTGCTTCTATATAGCCTGCGGCTACAAGTTTAACAAAATCACCAGTAAAAACATTAGTTCCGTATTCTTTAATTATTTTCCACTCGTTTGCTCTAATAACTCCTCCAGTGAGATGTCTTATTGGCTTCGCACCAAAAGCTGCGTCTATGTTTGCCATAATACTTCTCCTATTGTATTAAGTTATTAAAAAACACCTAAAACAAAATAAGTTTATTCCTTATCAAATTCGGCTGGTCGTTTGCCTACAGTTGCTGTGGAACTACGCTTTTGATGAACCGGCATTGATGGATGCTGTTCCTTTAAAATATCCTGATCAACAGATTGAGTCTGTCGATTTGTCTTTTGCTGAAAGTATTCCTTTTTCGCATCAGACATCTCTATTGGGATTTTTGCAAGAACGAGATCCCCCGTACCGATCACTCCGGCGTATTTGCCTGTATCGTGTTTAGGTGCATCGAAATCTGGGTGTTCATCAGCCCGCACAAATTCATATCCTTCTCTTTTCTTCTTGGATACGTTTTGAGAATCATCCTCCCCACCCGTGGCGACCCTGATCCATCTGTATTTGATTCCATCTACATTTGGTTTTGGGGCATCCAGATCATTAGGAGGCGTATAGACTATTTTGCGACTTGTTTTAGCCCTAGTCGAATGGCTTTTTATATTTTTATTGGTCATTCAGTCCTCACGAACTTCGCATATTCTTCAATTGGCACACCCAGTTTACGAGCCATTGCGATCTGGCTCTGGTTCATGCGAACCTTCTTAGATGTGGAAGATGTCTTAGAGACACCTGCTACTGTTTGTCTAGGTCGGGACGTTTCATGTGAAAACGCTTCGACTACACGCTTGTCTAACTCGGAATAGTATTCCTCGCTTGATGGATTGTAGCCTTCCATCTTGAGAGCAGCATCAATAGCGTAAGCTGCACCAGTCTTTGCCACATTAGTACCAAACCAACTGTTGTCCTGTGCCCATCGAAGTGCACGAGGATCAGGTTGTGATTGTGGTTGCTGTGGAGCAGTGACTTGTGTTTGCCCAGCATTTGATGATTGTTTTGGAGTTGGTGGAACAAATGGTTGTTTATTTTCCAGTTGCTTCAACTCGTACTTAACTTCTGCAATATCTTCCGCAGCTTTAAGCATTTTATCAGAATCGCCTTCTTCGTGTGCACTTTTATGTGATACACGAGCACTTTCCAGTGCTCTTTCGGCATTTGCTTTCCGTGAATCATAAAATTGAGATTGTAACTTCGCATAATCCTCCGTTACAACATTCTTTTTTTTAATATCAGCTTCTAGCTGTTGATTCCTGTTATAGAAATCATTACGCTGCCTTTCGGCTTCGTTTGCTCTTTTAACAAGTTCATTTATTCTATTCTGATAAGAAGTATTTCTCTTCTGTGGTTTTTCAACACCTTCTTCAACTTCCTCTTGCTCTTCTGATTCAGTTTCTAATTGTGTTGGCGTGGATTCAGTTGTCTGTTCATCATGGACGGCTTGTGTGTCGTCTATGACTTCTTCCACTTCAGCATTCTCCTGTGTATCCTGTTCCGGAACAGCCGCACCCTTGAATGTCTTCAGTTTCGTTTCTTTTCCATCATCCACGACTTGCATCGGTTTCTTTTTACCCGATGAATCGTGTACGATTTGCATTGGTTTCTCTCCAAAGTTATGTAGTTAAATTGCGTAGCGAATTGCTACGAAAGGAACAAATATATTAACTTATATTTGTTATATCTGGCACTATAGCCAGAATCTCATCATCGTTCATTATTCTAAGTTCGGACTTTCCGTACTTGAAACGGTGTCCTGCATACTTACCGAACATTACATGATCTCCCTTTTTGCACCAGGGGATGGTCATGTCTTCTCTCCTATAGGCATCATCACCCATTTGTATGACCTTGCCTATGGAAGCGATACTTCTGTGATCTTCCACAGCCTTGCCGGGAAGATAAATTCCACCTTTTGTTTTATCTTGAACATCCAAAACTTGAATGAGGATTCTGTGTCCTACGGCTTTAGGATGTTTCTTTTCCAGTTTTTCCTCTACTAAGCTAAATTTCGGTATCGTCATTTTCAATATTCTTTGCTGATTCTTGTAGCAAATTTTTTGCTAGACGTAAACCTTTT